CTGGTGTCGAATACGAGGAAGTTGGTTGAGGTACCGGCAGAATTTTCCCATGAGATCGGGACAGCCACCTCCATGTCTATACCGATATTATCCACCTGAAGACCGGCACCGAAGTCGATCTCGCCGGTCGTAGCGGGGGAGGTTCCATCGCGGCGGATGAACACGCCGTCATCATCAGGTGCGACGACAATGTTCGTAGTCTGGTCAATGGTTACAACGCCGAGGTCTTCCAGCTCACTCAGACGGACGAAGCTGTCGCCCGCGTTACCAGTACGACGCTCGTAGATAGCAAGCGACTCTTTCATCGCTTCGAGTACGAGAGTGTGATTCTCGACACTCCCGGCGACGGTCGGGATGCTCGGGTAGGCTTTGTTAGGTGAGAGCCTATACTGTGGCATGGTTATGCCTTCTTCAGTTCTCGGGGCGTTGTCGCTACCTGTACAGAGTAGACGTCCGTGTTCCCGAGCAACTCGAATTGGTATAGGTCAGTTTTGTAGCCAGTCGGCAGGCGGTAGACGTCCTCGTCGTAGATCACCTTGTCGAAGACCGTCTGGTTGCCGCGTATCTTAACGCGGAATCTCACAGCAAGTGTCTGGAACTCCATGTAGGAGATGTTGTACTGAAGCGAGCCGCCGAGGGGTTGGCGGTTCTCCGGCTCAGTCCATGAAGCCACGAGTCCGTCAGCTTGAGCGGGACTACCGTTGAGAGCGTGTCCGTTCAGGGTATTCAGACCGCGCTGCGCATAGGTGGCCGAGGACGGGCTGATATTCGGCACCGCTGAGAACAAGCTCGTATTGTACGGCTGGTAGTAGGTTTCGATGTCAGATGTGACATTCTCTGTGCCGGTCTTGAACATGACTCGGAATGCGCCGAGGTTCATCGGCTCCGGCACCTGATAGACCTTCGACTGCCACCTCCACGCCAGCCGCTCAGAACTGGAGGGGTCCCAATTCCATACACGGTCCTGAGCAAGGATGAGGACGTCGCCCGAGTACTTGTCGGTCTCAATTCCCTCCACCTGTGAGAAACCATCCAGTTCCACCAGCTTGGTGGACTGTTCCGTAGGGTTGAATACAAACCCGGCTGAACTGCTGTTGAATGCGATGTACTGGAGGCCGAGCTGCGCTGCGAAGATAGAGGCTGGAGCGTATTGCTCCCACTCCTCCTTCGTAAGGATGTCCTGCGTGATTACACGGGCACCAGAGGCGTCAGCAAGCACGAGGCCGTTGATGGACGGGTAGTACGCGCCCACGGTCGTAGCGACCATCCCACGGCGGCTCAGGCACGGTTCAATGGCGTCCATCTTCCGTGTCGTGAACGAGGAGGGGTGGTTGCCCTGCCCAAAGTAAGGCTGAGACTGTGTTCCGATCACAAGTGTGGAACCCCAGACTACGAGGCCAACAATCGGAAACTCGGTCGCCAGCTCGTACTCGGCGGGCCATGCATGGGGGCGGTACGGTTCAGAGAACAGCAATCGCCTTCCGGCCCACCCGACGAGGTAGCCGTTCGGCATCACAACGAAGCCTTCCATATCCGAGGGAGGCGGTGCCCAATTCGTAGACTCCAGCAGGGTGGCTGAAGCAACAACGTCGGAAGTGACCGCATCACTGTAGGTCGTTGTGTCGATGTCGATCTGGCCCACGTAGTAGAAATTCGAGCTGTTTCCACCGGAGACCGTCCGATAGATGTTCACCTTCGTGATGTTCCGGTTGACTCCATCTGGGTTGGTGTCAATACCAGACAGTTCCCACGTTCCAGCAATACCGCTCGCGATGGTCGGTGGTGAAGGGGCGCTCTCCTCTCCGTAGGCCGTGACGAACGTGTAGACGTATGCGCGTGTTTCGTCGTCGCCAGCGGGCGGCACAACAGTGGGTGCCCCTGTCGGGGTCGGGACGCCGAGGTAGTACGGCCCGCCGCTACCCGCATAAATCTGAGCGTAGGTGTTGTACTGCGGTACGCCGTCGCCCGCCCAATAGTAGCGGTCATAGCTGTCGTTCACGAGCGGAGAACGCACGACGTCGACGTCACGAGAGTTGAATGCCAGCCATACGTCAGGGTTGACTCCAGCCAAATCCTTAACACGAAACGCACGTTTCAGGGGACTAGCTTGGGAGGCGAGATCGGCTTCCTCACGCAGCGCACGGAAACCACGCAGCTCTCCATTCAGGAGTTTGGTGTTCTCAGCACCGGTCGCTGCCATAGGAGGTAGTAGACGATCCGATGACCGTGGGATCAATCCTCCGAATTGTTCTAGCTTAATCGCGGTCATCAGTTCACCCGCTTAGTCGAGCTGAACTGCGCACATGTACTTCGCGGCGACATACGTACCCGAAGATATATAGTCCACTGTGCCGTTGATGTTGGCACTGGCCGCAGTAATAACCATCGTAGCGCTTTGCGGGCAGTTGCCGTCGGGCCAGTTGATAGACTGTGAGCCTGTGCTGGCGAGCTGTGTACCAGCTCCGAGTGATGCGCCGTCGCCGACACGAACAGAACCGAGAGTGGCTGTACCGGTACTGGCGTCTCTTGCGATACCGTATACAGAGACGAGGTACTTCTTGCCGGTGGTAAGTCCTGTGATCGTGCTGGTACCGGTAAAGGTAGCAAGACCCGCCGAAGCCTTAGCCTCAAGGGTTGCGGGGGTGACATACCTGTCAGTATCCGCACCCGCGTCAACCTCCGCTTGTGTGGCTTTCTCCACGAGTCCGGCACGAGTTTCAGTGGCCGTTCGCGCAGCCAGTGTAGCCGGAGTAACAGCTTTGTCTGCGACGACCGGCGTGTCTATCGTTACTTCCGCTTCCGTTGCCAGAAGCAAGGTTCCGTACACCGTCTCTGAAGCTGCGGTGTTCTTGAACTTCAGGGGGGTGACGATGCGGAGGTCGTCGGTCTGAGCGTCCATCTCAGCCTGAGTCGCAAGCTCGGCTGTGCCACGAGAAGACTCGGTGGCCTGAGAAACTACAGCGTCGGTGTCAACGAGGATGTCAGCGCCGCCGAGGGTCGCTCGGGACACGCCGTCAGCCGGGATAGCCAACTGGTTTCCTGTAACACCTGTTGCACCACGGTAGACGCCGGTCGCGCACTCGCCACCCTGAACCGAGGTTGACGCTCCAGTGAGAACAGCGTCGACGAGGTTGTTACCGTTCATGTCGAGGTCACCAGCCATGGTGTCCCCATTCACCTGTACCATTTCCTGCAACACGGCAGCGGTGTTGCGTAGTTCGCAACGGGTGACGGTCAGGGTGAAGGACTGCGCAGTCGTGCCTTCCTGTCCACGGTCAGCGGCGGAGTCCATCGTCAGGTTGTCGCCGGTACGTCCGGTGATCTTGACGACTTCGATGTTGCCGCTGTTGTCTTCCAGCGTCAGAAGGAAGTACTGGGTTCCGCTTGGAGAGGGGAACAGAGCGCCGTAACCGGAAGCGACCTGAATGGTCGTATCCGTGTCATTGATGCTCGCAGCGAGGAGCGCCGAAGCGTTGTTAGCAAAAAGCATGTCAGCCATTATTTATTCCATCCGCTTGGGTATCTCCACGCAGGAGTGTTATTAAAACCCTTCTTCCGTTGGGCAGCGTAGTAGCCCGCAGCCTTCAGCGCCCGGTGCCGGAGCTGAGTGGCGAGGACAGGCTGCGAATACGGCTTCGAGGGATGCATGTAGAGCCGTGCCAGCGTCAGGTCTTTGATCGCCTCCTTGAACTTCAGAGTGATCTGACGCGGCAGGTCGAGTTCGTTCACGGCCACGGTCGCCGACGGGATCAGTGCAACCTTGGCACGGAGCAGGTCGGTGGTAGCGGTCGACTGGTACGGATGCAGCTTGACCTCATCCGGATTCGAGGTGACGTACCAGTATGACGGTGCCCCGGTGCCCCCTTCGATCAGGTTCGGCTCGTCGGTGGCCTGCGCCATTGGCGTATAGCCGTCGGTGTCGTTGCCGTACTTGATGCCGAGGATGTGGATGATCTCGGTGTTCGCGTCACCATCGTCGAGCTGGATAGCGGTGTCGCCGGTCGGGATCGCGATGTCCTCGACGACTTTGACCCATGCGTGAGACTTCTCGAAGAACTCTCGCATAGCGTCTCGAATCTCTTGGGCGGCGACCGAACGAATCACACCCGGCAGGTGCGGGAGAATCTCCTTGAGGAGTTGCTCTATGGATTCGGTGTACTCGGTAGCCATTTTACATTCCTACAACTTGACGCTGGAACTGCTGGAGCAGCATCGCTGCCCGACCGTCCTCAGTGTACTCGTCATCGACCAATTCCGCCATACCGACAGTGTAGTGAATCAGGGGATTGAAGAACTGCATGTCGAGGCTGAAAGTGTCGGTGACATTGACTTGGGGTGCCACCGCGCCAGACGCGACTACCTCGGGGGTGTTGAGGGCGTTGTCGTCGTATAGGTCGTAGGCGGCATCGGGGCGGATACGGATGAGCGCGTTGAGGCCCTGATTGAGCATCGCGATCAGTTTGGTATCTGTGTATCGGGGGTCCGAGGTGTCGGTGTCCTGAAGGTACACACGGGCTTCATCAATAAGATTCTGGTAGGTCTTCGCCACGGTCTATCTCCTCGGGAAAAGCCCCCCGGCTGCACCATTACAACCGGGGGGCTAGGTCAGGGTGTTACCCAGAGGCTATTAGCCCCGAGCGACCCATGCGCTACCGAGTGCAACGCTGTTGACAACCTTGTAGCCGTAGACCTGAAGGCCACGGAGCAGGTTG